TGGTAAAGAAACACAAATAATTGGTTCTACTTGGAGTAATATGTTCAGTGTATTATTAACAAATGCTTTTTCAATAGTTGGTACCATTATGGGTATTAAGTATGCTACACAAGACAATGATAAAACAAAAACAACAAAACAACTATAATATGAAAAATTTCTTTAAACAATTATTCGACGACAACAACACAATTAATGAAAAAGCCGTAGTAGGTTTTATTGCTTTTTTATGCTTGGTTTTAGCTTTACTTGTTGACCTAGTTACAGGTTATATGGGTAATGCTTTGGTAATTAACGAATTTATTTTTGATGGATTTATGATAATCATTTTAGGTTCATTCGGTATCGCTTCAGTTGATAAATGGATGAATATAAAAAATGGTAAGAAAAACGAGGACGAGGAAGGTTCTATAGAAGAATAATGAAGTCTACGTTACTAGTTTTACTATTATCATTAACCGCAACTTTTTCTTTTGTTTGTAGCTATTTCGGAGGATTAGCTATAGATAATAGTGAACAATATTTGGCGGTCGTGGCGGTAGCTTTTATGGATGGGTTTTTTGGTATAGTTGCTGGTATAAAGAAAGAAGGTTTTAAAACCTATAAAGCATTAAAAGTATTAAAAACAACATTTACTTGGTTAGTTATATTAACAGTAATATTAATGGTTGAAATTGGATTCCCAGGTACATCTTGGCTTTCTGAAACTATTATAATGCCGTTTATAATATTCCAATTAATTAGTGCTTTAAAAAATGCTTCTAATTCAGGTTTTATAAAACATTCTGTATTAAATACAATTTTAGAAAAAATAGATAAACATAAAGATAAATAAATATGCTATTAAAAAATGGTTCAAACGGTGAAGACGTTAAAAAATTACAAGCTAAATTAGGTTTAGCTGCTGATGGGATTTTTGGTCCTGGTACAGAAAAAAAAGTAAAAGAATGGCAAGCTGCGAATGGTTTAACAGCAGATGGTATTGTAGGAGCTGGAACTTGGGGTAAAATGTTTCCCTTAGTGATACCAGAATCACCTTTTAAATTACAAAATTTAGTAGGTCATATTCCAAATGATGTTATTATTCAAATTCCAGATACTGCTGCTAAGTTCAATATTACTAATACTCTAAGATTAACTCACTTTTTAGCTCAATGTGCTCATGAATCAGGAAACTGGAGATATAGAACTGAATTAGCATCAGGAGCTGCTTATGAAGGTAGAAAAGATTTAGGTAATACTCAACCTGGTGATGGGGTTAAGTTTAAAGGAAGAGGATATATCCAATTAACAGGAAGAGCCAACTATAAATCTTTTTCAGATTTTGTTGGGGTAGATTGTGTTGCTAATCCAGAATTAGTTGCCACTACATATCCTATGATGTCGGCTGCTTTCTTCTTTAATTCAAATAAACTTTGGACTATCTGTGATAGAGGAGCTACCGATGATATTATTACTTTAGTAACAAGAAGAGTAAATGGTGGTACAAATGGTTTAGCAGATAGATTAAAGCATTTTAAAGAATACTACCCGTTATTAGCATAACTTATTGATTTCGACACGATCCGCAAATATTCTAAGATCGTTTAATATAGGCGCTATATAAAAGTATATGGTGCCTATATGTATTGATAGTGGACATTAAGAAAATATTTGGATTATTTGAGGAACCTCAAGAGAACAATAAAGAAGTATCTCGTGAGGAATATAATCAACTTGTAGATAACTACAAGAAACATCCTTTATACTGGGTAGGAATGTTTAAAAAACTTATTTATAATCACAATCTATTTAATAGTCAACTTTTAAAATTCTTTGAAAAATTAGATGAGGGGTTAGATCAAGTTGATATAGATAGAGCTGGGGAGTATGTAGTATTTACTAAAGCTTGGGACTATATTAAAAAAATTAATCCAGAAGATAAAAAACATCAAGAAGCATTATATCATTTTTCAGATATACACTTAAAAATTGCCTTGGAATTATCCATAAATTACTTTCAGGAACAAGAAGAATATGAAAAATGTGCACACTTAAAAAAGAATTTAGAGTTTGTAAAACTTCTCTTAACTTAAGCTTGGAGTGATTTAATTTTAACATTATATTCCAACCACAGGGTAAAAAAGAAAATATGAAAAATAGAGAAATAATAATGAGACGAATGGAGAGAGTAGAGGGGGGAATTGAGAAACTACAACTAGCTCTACGTCGTGGAGAATGGAACGTTGTAGAAGAAGTTATCCAAGAAATGAGGGATAATATTAACGATGCTAAAGCATTTGTACAACAAGAACCATTAGGTCCGGGAGAAGTTAATCAATATTAATATATGAATCTTACTGCTGAAGATATCCAAAAGAATTGGATGAGGTTATTAGGTTTTATTGAAGACCATATTTCTGAACCTCGTAAAACTAAATTAATGGAATTTTATGAAAAATATTCTGAGCGTCTAATGTTGATGCCTGCGGCTCATAAAAAAGAATACCATAATGCTTTTCCTGGGGGTTATGTAGAACACGTTAATCGTGTCATTACTTGTGCTCTTCATTTACATGAATTATGGGCTATAATGGGGGTTGATACTACTACTTATACAAAAGAAGAATTAGTATTTTCTGCTCTTAACCATGATTTAGGTAAAATGGGTTCTGAAGAAGAAGAATCATATATCCCTCAGACTGATAATTGGAGGAAAGAAAAACTTGGTGAGGATTATATGTTTAATAATAAAGTTCCATTTGCTTCTGTTCCCGATAGAGGATTATTCCTACTTCAGTCTCATGGTATCCAATATACCTTTAATGAAATGATTACCATTCAGACTCATGATGGTTTATATGATGAAGCTAATAAAAAATATTTAGCTACTTATATGCCAGAACAAAAACCACGTACTTCTCTCCCCTACATAGTACATCAGGCTGATTTAATGGCTGCTCGTATTGAATTTGAAAGAGAATGGTTACCAAAATTACAGGGTAGCGTGGAAACCAAAAAGAAATCATTTACATTGGATAGTAAGAAATCAGCTCCTGTAACTTCAGCTACCAAAACAAAAGCATTAGGTAGTGTAAAAAGTGAGGGACTAAAAAATCTATTAGATAATTTATGATATTAACAATTATAATTCTTTCGGTATTGGTCGTGGTTCTTGGATTCACGACCTTTAACCTCTTACGCAAAAACGAAAAACAAGAAGATATCCTAGCAGGATACATGTCTTACCTTAATAAAATTTCAGATACTATTGAGGTAGCAGATAAAAAATTAAAAGAAGTAGACCACAGAGGTTCATTCAAATCAGATGATGAAGTAGGTTTTGTTTTTGAACAAATTAAAAGTATTCAAACTATTTTAAATACCTTTATTATTAAGGAAATCAAATAATGGAAGAAACGGTAGTAAAAAAGAAAAAAGGAATACAGTATTTTACTCAAGAAACCGAAGATTCTATAGTATTATATAATAATACATCAGATTCAGAAATCAGAAGTAGACTATATAATGATAAAATTCATTATGGTTTTTTTAAATTAACAGAAAATATTATACATACTTTTAAATTTTACTATACGGAGGTAGAAAACATTGAAGATTTACAACATGAAGTAATTACTTTCTTATTATCTAAAATTCATCTTTATGACCAAACTAAAGGTACTAAAGCATATTCTTATTTTGGAACTATTGCCAAACGTTATCTAATTTTATCTAATCAGAAAAATTATAAAAAACGAGTTGATACTTTATCTATAGATGTTTTAGAAGAGGATGAAAATCATTCATACACCATAGAAGATGGTCCTATTAATGACCGTTTATCTTTGTATATAGATGAATTTACGGAATACTGTACCGAAAATATATTTACTTTATTTCCTAAAGAATATGACGCTCAAATAGCAGATGCTATTTTAGAATTATTTCGTAAAAGAGAACATTTAGATGTTTTTAATAAAAAAGCTCTTTACATTTATATCCGTGAACAAGTTGATGCTAAAACACCTAAAATTACAAAAATAGCAAATCAACTTTATGACATATTTAAAAAAGGTTATATATTTTATTTAGAACACGGATATACAAGTTTTTGAGTTTCATATTTATAAGAAACTAACTGTATATTTATGTCACAATTTGATAACATAGTCTTTAAAAATAAAAAATTTTCTGATTTATTAGAGGAAATTTACAATAATCAAAAGAAAAAAGACCAACAAGTTACTGCTCTTATAAGTGAGCTAAAACCACTTATTTCTGATATTGGAGATGCTACTTTGGTAGTTCCTTTAATTAAAGAATATATGGAGATTAGTGTAAAAAACGATGATATTTTAATCAAAATGGCAGCACTTGCTCAACGTGCTATGCAAACTCAAACAGCAGAGGGTGTATTAACTATTTCTGATGAGGAAAAAGAACAATTACTTGCTGCAATGAATGAACTAAAAGGAGATAAATAATGGCAACAAAATTTGGATTTAGTGGAGTAAATAAAAATGTTAATCCTAATAATAACAGAAAAAATGATGCTATATTAAATCGTTTAAAAAGTTCATCTATAACTACTGGTAGAGTTATTAATGTTTTTACAGAAAATACAAATGGTAGAGTAATAGGAGAAATTGAATATGTAGACTCCAGTTTTAATACTGGAGATATTAGTACAGTTCCTACAGGAGCTGGAAGATTAGTTGCTAAACCTTTGTTTACTAATGTAAAAAATTATCCTTTAATTAATGAATTAGTTTTAATTTTAAGACAACCAGATACAGATATTAGAGCAAATACCTCAGCTAAGTCCGCTTATTATCTAAATGTTTTAAGTTTATGGAACCACCCCCACCATAATGCTCTTCCTTATTCACAAGGACAACTCCAACAATCTCAAATAAAAACTAGAGATCAAGTTTTAGCAGGAAGTGTTGTTAATACTACTGATCAACTTACTAATATTATTTTTGGTGATACTTTTATAGAACGTGATAATATAAATCCTTTAAGATCTTTTGAAGGAGATATAATTTATGAAGGAAGATGGGGTAATAGTATAAGATTTGGTTCTACTATAAAAACAATTCAATCCCAAACCCCCTTAAATAATTGGTCAAAAGGAACTAGCACATCAGGAGACCCTATTTTAATACTTAGAAATGGACAAGGTTTAAATGTTGGTAATGGTTTTGATTCTATAACCGAAGATATAAATAAAGATGATTCTTCTATTTATTTAACCTCTACCCAAAAAATCCCATTAAAAACAGCAAGTGCTAATTATACTAGCTATATTAATTCACCCCCAATTACTCCTGATCAATACGAAGGAAAACAAATAATAATAAATTCAGGAAGATTAGTATTTAATTCTACAATAGATCACATATTATTAAGTTCTAATAAATCTATTAATTTAAATGCTGTAGAAAGTTTTAATGTAGATACTCCTACGGCTGTTTTTCAAACAGAAAAAATATTTTTAGGTTCAAAAAATGCAAATGAACCCTTACTACTAGGAAACCAAACTATTGCCTTATTAAACCAATTAATTACAAATCTTTCAGGTTTTTGTACTATTTGTAGTACAGTAGTATCAACTCCTGCTTTTACTCCTATAGCTCAATTAAACATTGCTGCTACTCAATTAAATTCTTCTTTACTAGCATTACAAGCTAATCTAGAAACTTTAAAATCTAAATATAATTATACAGTATAATGGCTACTCCTAATGAATTAGAACAACAAAGACAAAGAGAAGCAGCTGTCACTAAACAAAAATCAGAAACAGCAGGGAAAAATACTATAGATACAAACGAAATACAAAAAGGCACACCAGATGATTTAAAAGCTAAAGGATCATCTAAATTACCTTTTATTTTATATACTATAGGGGGCCAAGTAAAATCAATTATTCAACCTTCTTTAGATAATTTAACTAAACAATACGTTGAAAAATATCAATCCCAAGGTGTGTGTTTAACCCCATTAGAATTAAGTGAATTAAGACAACAAAGAGATTTAATAGTAGAACAATTAAATAATATAGGAATAAAAATAGATAGAATAGGAACCTCTATAACAGGTATTTCTTCTTTTTTAACTACTATAATAACATTAATTACTACTTTAGATATCGCCTCTATTGCCGCTTCTTTAGCTTTAAAAATCCCCCCAGTTAATGCTCTTCCAGTTCCGGGTTCTGTAGTTTCTTTAATAGATGATGCTCAAACCTTAATTAGAAAAACCACTTTTGATAAGTTAGGTAATTCAAAATTAGCTAAATTACAAACAGCATTAGGAGGAGCTGCTTTAGTTATATCTATTGTAAGTAGTTATATATTAAAAGCAGTAGATAATTTAAAACTTATTGATGCTATTTTAAAAGAATGTGACCCTAATAATTCTTTAATTCCTTTAAATTCCGAAATTAATATTTTAGCATCTACCCAACAACAAGCTTCCCAAACAGAAAATGAAACCTCATATAATGGTTTTATAATCGAAATAGAGGAAGTACCTTATACCCCAACAGTAACTCGTAGAAGAGCACTTGGAAAAAACCAACAAGGTATTGTTTTGATACAAACCGAATTATCATTTACTACAAATGATCAAACCTTAATCAATGAACTTAAACTAATAATTGATAGAGATAATTTAAAAGCTTATTAATTTTAATATTTATAAACAATGAAACCATCAGATTTTAAAAAAATTATTAAAGAGGCAGTAAAGGAAGCTATTCAAGAAGAATTGAAAGATATTCTATTGGAAGCTGTTCGTGCTCCCAAAACAGTTGTAACAGAATCTATAAGAGATACTTATGCACAACCACACATTGAAAAACCTA